CAATAATCGGCAACGATTTTCCATAAGATAGTTCATGATTTTCATCTTATCAGTGTTCGGAATAATATTTAGGTATGTGCCGATAACATCTGACTTGACTCCATCTGGAATAAATTGGAAGTCGACCAAAGTCGCATTGCGTTGCCAGTTGCGTCGTTCCTCATCATTCTTACAAGCAATGAATCCATTCTCGAAAAATTCTTGAAGTCGTTTGGCACTCATTGGTTTCTGTCTCTCGCCTTTCATGAATACATCGTCTTTGCTTAGGATGTTTGGAACTCCATCACCAGTATCACCCTTAACGATATGTTCAATCTTATGTTCAATAATTTCTTTATGAGAAGCAGTAATATATTTCTTCTGCATCGGAGACCATTGTTTCACATTAGGATACAATTGTAGTTGTTTAAAGTCTTTATCAGAAGAAAGGATAAGAATCTTTTGTGGTTCTTCAACTAATCCTTGTTGAACCATCTGATTATCTTGCGCCCACTCTGTCAATACAGCAATGATATCGTCTGCTTCTGCACGATCCACGTGAATAACACGATATGGAAAGTATGTGGCAAGATCAGTGCGCATTTCTGATAGTGTATCAAAGATTAACTTCCAATCGAGATCTGACTTTTCACGATTGCTTTTACGCATACCCTTGTAATATTCGAAGAATTCCTTGCGCCAGTATTTACGACCATCGCAACAGATTACCATCTCTCCATATTCTTTACCATACTTTTTCTTGTATGATTTGAGTGTAGACAAAGTTACGTGACGAATCAGATTCTTAACTTCTGATTCAGTTCCTTTCAACTCACGCTGGAAGGTAAGGATGGCTGCAAGTGCCACCTGACTATAATCAACTAATATCATATTAAAATGCTCCCAGCAAAATACATTCTTCATTGACACGACCATTTGGCACAGTTGGCTTCGTGGTCAATGTCTTCATTGCGTTATTCAATGGTCGCTTACCAAGTGTTAGTCCCTTAAAGAATACATCTGGTTTGCGCAACATCAGCGTCTTGGATTCTTTCACATCGAATCCGATAATTGTAGTACCCTTAACTGTCAGCACATCGTTGATGGCTTTGTAAACAGTTACCTTACGATATTTGGTATTGTATACCCATACCTCAGACGATCCAACAATCGTCTCTGGCTTGATTGACTTGAGATTAAACTCTGCAAAGTCTTTCATGTACTTCATCTTGGCAACCACTTTACTTGGTGGTTGTGGTTTGCGTTTACGTGGTGCACGATTCGCTTTAGCAGTCTGCACTTGTTGTTGGCAGTCTGCAATGATAGTCTCTACGAACTCGACAAACTTCTTTAGTTCTCTACGTGTTAGGTATGAGTAACCCTCTGTGAGTTGTTCATCATCACCATCAAGTGCTTCACGCAATTCTTGTGCAGTGCCTACAAACAATTCACCGATTCGTTTAGCGATGGGTGCACCAACTTCATTGGCAAGCAGATAGTTCTTGGCAGAGAAATTACTCTTACCACGTGTAATGATCCACTCATCAATCGCACCCTCGAACTCACCAGCATGTTCTCTGGCTTTGTCTTCCATTCGTTCTTGAATGGAGATCACATTAGTTGGTGCTTTGACAATCTCAACTTCTTCGACATATTTGGTTGCATCAGCCAGCAATTGTTTCAACTTGTTCGTAAAGAATGGGCTGTATGAAGACAATTGTTTTAAGTCTGTCTGTTCATTAGTCATGAGACGACATAGTGATCCAAATGTTTGGAAATGAAAATCGGGGAGTTTCTTGAGTTGTTTAGCGATCTTGGGTTCTTTCTTTGAGAAGAACTCAATCGTAAACATTTTCTGTTCTTTTGACCCAGTGTGCACTGAGTAGTAACCCAACGCACGACTCAGACTGATTGTAAAATCAATCTGGTCGATTGTTGGTTCGAACTTCTTTTGTGACAACAGAATAGCATTATTCTTTGCACGTCGTTTTGCAGTATTCACAGCCATAGGTTTGTAACCTCCATAATATAATATCTATTATACCGCAATTCGCAATTAATGTCAAGCACTATTTTGCAGTGATTTTCTCGTATAGTTCCACGAAGTCCTCATGGTCTGCAACTTCCTGTGCGAGATTCTGTTTATGATACGTCTTTGCAATCTTTGAAATAACTTTCTTAGGAATTTGCAATGTATCAGATTGTTCCTTAACTATTTCTCGAATGAGATCTCGTTCTGCTTCAGTACGAATCATTGAGTTGCTAATCTCTTGAATAGCCCCTTGTAAATCTTTCTTCTGTTCGGGTGTCAATGCGTAGTTCATTTGTTACCTCTATATGTAAATCCAGAACTGCCACTAACGATTCCACTTAGAATCAATGTAGCCATCCATGTATCAAATGTCAATGGGATTGCCAATGCAGGGAATAATGCATTGAGTGACCAGATTGTTGCAATTGGCATAATAATTGCCACTGCAATAACGATTGCCAATAAAATTAAAATTTTCATAAATCAAACTCCACTTTAGTTACTGAGTCCCAACGGAAACTTCTCCACTCTCCGACTTCTGTATCGAAGACACGAACTGCGGATCCAACAATGCTGGTATTCTCACTTTCGCTTGTACCCTTTGGACGCTTGTCTGTTGGGATTTTGCTTTCGATGAGGGTACACTGCATTTTGCGTTCACTTCCATCTTTCTTGGTAAAAGTAACACACACACCTGACTTGAGATTTTCATCGTGTAATAGTCCTAAAGTCCAGTTTTTAAAATCTTCAAACTCTTTTTCATTGCTGAATACTGTCTGCATTATCTAATCTCACTTTCATCTCATTAAAAATTGGACCAAAGAATTCCTTGAACTCTTTGTTGCTGAAGAAGGCTGTATGTCCACTATCAAGGATAACTTTACCTGTTTCTTCATCGGTAAGTTTACTGGTGATTGTAAATTCTACCAGATCGTACTTGTGCTCTTTTATCTTTACAGTCTTTAGTAGACCTGCACGATAAAATTCTGCTTCGTAATTAAGACTCATATATGTCCTTCTTGTGCTTAGGTTGACGAATGTACTGAACCTTACTCTCAACTACACGCATGCGGTATTTGGGAGTACGAACATCCTTTGCAATAGGATTTCTAGGTTTCATTCGTTTATTATACATGTCTTTCTCTTACAAGGCAAATTTCTTTAATAGTTCTTTCGCATCTTTGCAGTCGTCCATCAGATTATCCATCTCTGCGAGAATAATCATTTGTTGCAGACTATCTGCAAGTTGCTGGTCTTCGTCATCTAATAGATTATACCATTCCTCGTATTCTTCCACTGAGTCCAAAGACCACATATGGTCTAACATCTCAACTTGATACTCGGTTAGGTTATTAATCTGAATCATGCAACTTCCTTAATGTTCGACCACTTGGCTAACTTTGCTCGCTTGGCTTGTGCTGCTCTTGCAACTGCACTGGCATCGATGATTTCTTCTTCAGTCAGCATCTCGATCATGCAAAGCAAATCACCAATTTCTTCTTCGAGTCGTTCACGATTCGTAGCACCCAAGTGCTCACCATCAACTCCGAATCGGAACACCTTACTTATTGCTTGCGCAACTTCAGCACACTCTTCTTGACAGATAAGCATGATTTCTTCCTGTCGTGCTGTTTTCATTCTATTCACTGCAAATTTATTCATAATCACCTTTCAAAAATTAGTGCTGGTTTTTCTTTATAGTCTGTAACCAGCAAAAATAGACTGCTGTTTTGGCTGTTTAAGGTCTGCCACGGATATCCCTCCAGTAAGACCGATGGGGTTTTTAATCCCAATTCTTTTTATCACCGAATCGTTCGTTGAATTCATAACCCATAGCATATGCACGCAATTGAATCCCATGCATATCTTTTGCTTCTACACGATCACCATTGTAAGTGCCTTCTGGATACCAATGAGGATTTGGTGGACGATGATAGTAACTATCAGCAGCACCACGATCAAAAGGACTACCATGAGTGCGATCAAATATCTCGCCTTTATACTCAACTGTATTCTTTTCTTCAATAATCATATTCATTATGCTTCTCCATAATATTGAGCATCATCGTTTGCCATTTCATCTGCATAAGACAAGAACTCGTACTGTTTTTCAATTTCTAAATTCTCACGCTGTTCAAATGCGTCTTGTACCATTTGAATTGGAATGTTAAGTTTAATTGCGATAAACTTAGCAGACATACCTTGTTCAATTAAGTCATCAATTTCCATTGCTAATTCTGCCATTTTACTCATAATTATACCTTTGAAATTTGAACATCATAAGAAACACGATTCATCTTGTGGTCATACACTGTCATCGTTGATGCAATACCGATTGCATTAAACATATTTTCAAACAACTGACGAACAACTGTATTCACACCAACTGAATCACCAACACCACGCTTGATAGCTGCACCTGATGTATAAAAAGATACACCATTCACAATTACACGATATTTCATAATCTATCCTTACTCAAATTCATAAAATTTTACTGCTGGATCCAACTTCTTGAGTTGACTTGCAGCATAGACCAACTCTTTGTATTTTGCGTTAACCACACTTCGTGGAAGTTCACCATCGCAAGTCAAATTCTCAGGACTCAAATCAGAGTCAATACAATCTGCAACACGCTGACGATCAGCATGAGTGTCTAAACAATATCGAGTGCTTTTGAAGATAGCATTCCATTGGTTTTTCTTAGCGATGTAGGCATTTAATTGCTTCATTTTCAGTTCCTTTTCAATTTTCATACAACTATTATACAGCAATATGCAATTAAAGACAAGCACTTTTTGGCAATAAAAAACCCCTGTATCTACAGGGGTTTAGGGGGGTTAATAACCCTACAGATCGTGGGGTTATCCCTAAGTTAGGTTATTTTTGAAGATTTTCCAAGCATTTTCCCAACTCCATCGCTGGCTACCCCTTAACACTCTATCCCTATTTAACTGTAAACAACCATCAATTGCATCGCTAAGATTGTCATTCATGAATCCAGTTTCTGCTTGATCAATAACATCTAATGGTCCATCGCATGGGAATGCTGCAACTGGAGTACCACAAGCCATCGCTTCGATCATTACAATACCAAATGTTTCCCATTGACTAGGAAATACAAACACTTCAGCATTTGCATACCATTTGGCTAAATCAACACCAGTCTTAAATCCAGTAAAGATTACCTCAGGATACTGTTTCTTGTATGTTTCAAGCATTGGTCCATCACCAACCATAACTTTGTAGTATCCAGGATAATCTAATTTAAAAAATTCTTCAAGATTCTTTTCTTTGCTAACACGAGAAACACAGAGCAAATATTTACCATTGATATTGTCGTTTCTGTGCGATGGATTAAATATTTCTCTATCAACACCACGAGTCCATGGAATAACTTCTCCACCAAACCCATGTGCTTTAAGATCTTTCACCATTGTCTCAGTGGTTGTTAATACCTTACCACTATGTTTATGAAACCAGCGAACAAATCTCCATGTTATCCACTCAGGAATGCCAAATAGGGTTTTAAGTCCCTCAGGAAACTTAGTATGATAAGCAGTATTGTGGCTAATACCACATTTTGAAAGATATGCTCTAGCCCACAAACCCAAAGTACCTTCGGTGGCGATGTGGATATAATCTGGATTGATCTCCTCAATCTTCTTGCCCACCTGCCACGGAATGGTAATCTTGACTTCGTTGTAGGGAGGGCAATCAAAATAGCGGAACCTGCTGGGATCAAGATAATCAACAGTATAACCATCCCGAATCGCACATGCTTCAATATTTTTGTAAGTGGTAACGACACCATTGATTTGATCAGGTAGGTTGTCTGTTACTATCAGTATCTTCTTTGTCATTCTCTTTAGTCCATGTAATAATTTCCCACTTACCGTTATGATGCTCGACCAAAGCAGTGCAGGATTCAACCCAATCTCCATCATTCATGTAGATTATACCATCAATATCTTTTATTTCAGCGTGATGAATATGCCCACAGATGACTCCATCGTAACCTCGTTTCTTGCAATAGCCTGCAAGATTACGTTCAAATTGAAACATAAAGTCAGATGCTTTCTTTACTTTATGCTTTAGGTATTTAGACAGTGACCAGTATCCAAACCCTAGTTTGTGACGAATCCAGTTGAAACGAGAGTTCCAATCAAGAACTAAGTCATAGAGTTTATCACCAAGAAATGCAAGCCATGGAGCCAGTCTTGTAATACCATCAAATAAATCACCATGAGTTATAAGATAGTGTTTACCATCTACACCGATATGTTCTGTTTGATTTTTTATTTCAATCAGACCGAAAGAGAATCCATATGGGATCATCGGTCTTAAGAATTCATCATGATTACCTGCAACATAAACAACTCTCGTTCCTCTCTTGGCATGACCAAGTATTCTGCGGACAACATTAGTGTGGCTTTGTTTCCATCGCCACTTGTTCTGTTGGATCTTCCAAGCATCAATTATATCACCCACGAGATATAAAGTCTCGCAGGTGTTATGTTTCAAAAAGTTATTTAACTTATCTGCTTGACAATCACGAGTACCTAAGTGAACATCACTTATGAATATCGTGCGATAGTTCATCAGTCGTTACGAGTGTTGCGTGTCGGTGGATCGTCTGGCAATAAGTCCATTGATGGTGCTGGAGGTGGTGCCATTGGTACTGGTCTTGGAGCCATTGGTACTGGTGCAGGCATGCTAGGTGCTGTTGGCACGCTTGCTGGTAAGGCTGGTGTTGGTGCATTTGTTGCGCTTCCTGCAATTTTCTCTTGAGTTCTACCAAATGCTGCGATACCTAATACTGCACCCATTGCTAAGTGAAATAAACCAGCACCTTGCAGTGTTAATGGATTCCACTGAGTGATTGGAGTATGAGTAACTGCTTGTAGTATAGACCACAAAACTGGGAACACAACCATGTCCATCATACAGACTAACATGTACATCCAACCCATGGCTGGACGCCATTTCTTTTGCATCCAGTCTTCGTCTTTTTTAACTTCTGCCATCTTTTTCTCCTAGAACCAGAGCAATAAGCCCTGTGACATTAATACAATACCAATGGCGCATACACCAAAACTACCCCAAAACAACGGCATGCTAACAGCAAGGATAGATGCTGATAGTAATACGATTGCTAACTGGTATGCAGTTGAAGCATAACTCATCCATGGACTACGAAGTTTTGCAGCGTCTCTGTCTGCTTCTAACTTCTCAGCACGAGCACGAATATCCTTCATGCCGTCTTTTGGTTCGTTTTCATAACGATCAATTTTCTTTTTCAATTCTTCTGCATACTTTGTATCACCAGATTTAACTGCATCATGTAATGCATACTCTGCTGCAGTTTTCTTGATGCTCTTCGCTTGATAGAAACTCCACTCGCTACCTGCCTTGATAGTGTTACCAAGAATAGTGCTTGAGTATGTTCCACCGAAATATGCATTCACTGCCAATAGCAATGCAAACACATTGATGACCATACCTGCTTTGTCTTTGATCTTTGCTTCACGCTCTGAACGAGAACCAGCTGGTGGCTTTGGTGCGTCAGGATCTTTTGGTGTCCTGCTGACCATGTTTAATACTGAATCTATGAGTGCCATCTTACCAATCCTTATAGTTACCTTTAGTTGTTTCTAATGATTTTAAGTTTGCTGGAATCATAGGAGAGAAGTTTATTCCAGTATATTTTTCTATGTCTGAAATAGGTACAACATAGTTTTCTATTTCTTTTGGATCTAACTTAGCATTCGGAAACACAAACGCAATTGCTGCATTGCGTCTTGGATCAATAACAATCTTATAAATGAATGATGGAACTTTTGTACCATTACCCATTGTTTGAGAATTGACATCAAAAATCGTACCTGTAATTACATTTAAGTGACCATACTTGGATGCCCAATAGCGAGTATTCTCTTCTAGATACTTCCAAATCCCACGATTGTTTCCTGGACTTTGTGGCATCATGTTTGAGAGCAAAAAACTCTCACTCATAACATTTGCATCATAAGTAAAGTTTGCTGCAGGTGCCATGTGACCACGATCCAGTCCTGAACCTACATACTCTTTTAATGTTACACGGAATTGTGCTGGTATCTCTTGATCTTCACGGAAGTCATCTTTACGAGAAACTGCCTTAGTCACTAGCAATTCTGGTTTGATAACTTCAGCTACGAAATACGCAACTTTGGTCTGGTAGTTGTAATTAACGGCATAACCAGTACGACATAGGTACTGGTTATTACCCTCAACTGCTACCTGTGGAGCACCCCAAACTACGTGTTGAGGGCAAGATGCATCAATCGGATTCGCTAATAAACTAAAATTTAAAGAACATAGTAGTAATAGTAAGAGTTTTTTCATATAACCTTTGTTTTTGTGCCAGAACCTATGATACAAGCAATTTGTGAATTTTTCTTAAGTAGTGTCCAATTACCTTCTTTGTCTTCCCACAAAGAATATACTGAACCATCTGATATATCTAAACCTGTCCATGTTAATTTTTCTTGTTGAGTCTCAGAAAGAAATTGTATTATTGGCATGACTGGACCACATGTGATTTCATAGTTATATTTAAATGCTTGAGCATTTGCGTACATTGAAAAACTAAGCAGTAATAATCCTATTGTTTTCATATTATTCTTTAGTGTATCATCTTAACTTGGTGTTCTAACCATATTAAAAATGTAGTAACTACAAGAGTTATAATTAAAACGAATTGCGCTAGTCTCATATTTTATACAATTTTAAAAAATAGGTTATTAATGCTGCTACAGTCATACACCAACAAAGAACATCAAGTTGTTTATGTCGATCAATATCCATAGCAGTTAATTCTGCTTGTCGCTCTTTTTCAATAAGAGCCTTTTCTGCTTCAACTTTAACCCAAGCATCTTTCCCGTACTTACGAATCGTGTCAGCTTTTAATTTAGCAAGTTCTTGTTCATGTTTATACTTAGATTCAAATTTCTCAACTGCTTTAACTTCTAGTGATGCTTTGCGAGCAGCTTCAGATAACTTTGCTGTAACACGAGCCTTGTGCTCTTTCTGTATTGTTGCTTCCATATCAGCTTGTTGATCGGAAACAACAGAACCAAGTTCTTTACCTATTTTCTGCGCTTCTTTTAGCGTAGTTGAAGCAGTCTTAACTCCATCGAGCATTTACTTACTTCTTCCCACCATTGTTACTTTGTTTCTCTTTGTACTTTTCCAACTCTTGCACACGCCATACTAATGTGTCCAGTACTGCTTTGTTGGCACCGCTTCTTGATAGTGCTTCTGTGTTGGCTTGCATAAAGTCTTGGCGCAGTTTTTCACGAGCCAGTTCAGCACCCATGTTTGGTGCTTGTTTGTTGTCCGATGTCACCACCAACTGCATCTTGCTTTCAAGAATGGTCAACTGTGTATTAACATGACTCAGCGCATTCATCAAGTACACCACACAGGCAAACATGATGGGCAATACTGCAAATGTTACCTTTTCAATCAGCGCACCTTTGGCTTCGCCAGCACTTAACTTGTCTTTGATTTGTTCTAATTCCATTTCAGTCTTCCTTTTATTTTTATTATTAGACTTACTGCTCTGCTATCTTCCTACGTAGTGTTTGGGCATGGCTTCTTGTCTTCTTTGTTTGTCCGTTTTAGGAACCCAATCAGTTCCTAGTTGTGGATATTTTTCTATTCTATCTTGCACTACGAACCATAAAATAATAAATGTAACACCAATAATTGCTATAAAACTACCAAACCATCTTAACGCAACATGAACTTTGTTTATAAATTTAGCATGCTCAATATCATGTTTATGTTGTAGTTCAATCTGTTTCTTTAGCGCAACTGATTGTCTTGCATTTAATATTTTAGAAGTTTCTAATACTTCTGTCCAAAGTGCACCCAACTCAGGTGGACTTTGATATACCATTACTTCACGCAGTTCAACTTCCATCTGCTCAAGTTTCTTTTTCATCAATATTCTTTGCAGGGCACGAGCACCTACAGAAGATTCACCACTGTATACTTGATAAGACCTACGTTCTTCTGCTTCAAATACTGCTATACATTTTGCTTGATTATCAAAGAAAGCACCAAGATGTTGACCTAACTCAAAATAAACATCGCCTGAGTCTTTCTTGTTTAATTCTTTTATTCTGGCTTTTTCTTCATTAAGTTGTTTGACTGCTGCAGGTGGTGGTGTCTTTCCCTTTTCTTCATACATACCATGGAACTGTGCATCCAAATCTTTGAGCACATCCCTTACATCTCCAGCTGCACCTTTGATATCTTTGTATAATTTACATCCAGCTTTGATCGCAGAAACTGCTCCATTGGCTAATGCAAAGAGAGTTAGGGGATCCACTATATTCTCCTAAAACCATGGAACTTGTAGTTCCTTATTAGTATTATCTACTATTTAGGATTTTTGTCTTGCAACTTCTCAACATCTTTTTCAATGGCTGACTTTGTACTAGGTGAAGAAAACACACTCTGGACTTTATTCAAGAATGATTGTGTTTTCGTTGGAGGGTTTAATTCTTCTTCTACTGATGGTGTGATTCTTCTACCAGCTGAATCATACTCAATTTTCTTCTCAACTCTTTTATATAATTCTGGTTCCCAATCTTTTGTTGGCTCATCAATTTCGATTTCTGGAATCTCAGATTCTAATAACTCGTTTACTTCTTTTTTGATTTCTTCTGGAACAACAGTTGTTTCGTGTTCTTCAATAATTTCTGACTCATCCCATTTGTCAGGTGTTTCTTTTGACAAATGTTGTGTCATATGATCAAAAACAGGAGTTGTAGTTGCTTCTTCGATAGGCATATCGGCTTCAACTTCTTTAGTCTTTTCTGGAAAGTCTACTGTAGGTGGTTTCTCAAAGAATTCATTCCATCTTCTTGTACCAGTATGTTTAAGATTCCAGTTTGCGGCAATTAGTAATAGTACTGCCAATGGATCAAATACAATAACAATGAGTATGGTGACGATACGAACTGCTTTCTCAAGCATATTCGTATCATTTGAACTTTCGTCACCATATATCAATGCAGCAATGTACTTGATTGGTCCTACTTCTGCTTCGACTTTACGGACTTCGCTGGCGATTGGCGCACGCTCTTCGTTGTACTTGGCGATCTTGGCTTGCGCTGTACCGATTTCGTTGAGGATTCTGGTTCTATCTTTTTGCTGACCTCTACGGATGGAGATGGCTCTGTCTGTTCCTTTGGCATCGTCTGTTCTTGCGATGGTTTGATCCACTTGAGCATCGAGTTGAGTAAGTTCTTTACGACTTGCATTGATATTTTCCTTTTCTGTTTTAATCTTCTCATCAAGTAATGACAACTTAGATTGAACATCTCCCGAAGGTATTGCTTGATCTAAATGTGCCTTTGATAAGAATCCGAAAATGCCCATAGATGTTAACATCATTAACACAATCAAGGCAACTACAAAGTATGACTTCATCAATTTTGGAATTTCTTTCCAATTTCGATAGAGCCAAGATGCAACTACAAGTTTCGATGCTTCAAGCAAAGAACCCATAAGAGCAATCGGTACAACAGCTGCAGCAAAAATTGCGATGAGCCCCATCACTGCGTAATATGCAGCGAGAGCCGACAACGATAGTGCAACTGTAAAGAGTAAGTATGTCATAGTTTGTTTTTAATATGAGAGCCATGGACTCGGACAGAAATCTGTCCATTGTAGTAGTCGTCTGACTCTAACACCTTTCGTGCAAACTGTTCTCGTGCTTCTATGTAAGAACATTCAGCTTTGGATTTACAAAAGAAAAGAATCTCACGAAGGAAGTTGTCCTTTCCGAGAGACTCTACATCTTTATTTAGTTCTATACTCGAACCATAGTACTCCATCCAATCAGAGTCTATTTTGCTACGAATCTTCTTTCGTTTTTTAATTCCGTTTTTCTGCTTTACTATTTTGTATGTAGTTTTGGCAAATTTGGATAACTTCTTACCCACATACATACGACTACTGGCTTTGTTCGTAATTAAATAAACAAAGCCAACACAATCATCAGGTAGTTCCTCAATAATTTCGTTATTATAAAGCCACATTAGAATAATCAGTAGTATAAACTACTATTTATTCTTCCTCTTCGTAGTCGTCTTCTTCGTAAATGTCAGCAGAGCAAATAGGGCAGTAAACGATGTCTTCCAATCGTTCTTCTGACTTGAGTATAATCTTACCTCTTGCCTGACATTCATTACATTCAAAAATCTTAGTTGTCATTGTTTAGTCTCGGCTAGTTTTAGTTTTTGTAGTATCTTAAACCACATCCATCCAATATCAAATTCAAACCATTTTCTACTTAATTTAGGGTTTGCTGGTTCAGCGTGGTGATTATTGTGTAGTTCTTCACCACCAATAATGATTCCGAACATTGATATGTTCTTTGAACGATCTTTGGTGTCCGTGTTACGATAACCAAACCAATGACCAACACCATTGACAATACCTGCTGCCCAGAATGGAATCCAAATCATCTGAATACCCCATAGAAGCAGACCAATCCAACCAAACAAAATAATATTGATGGCTAACATTAGCATAATACCTGCTCTGCTATGTTTAGAGTAAATGTTATTTTCCATCCAATCATCTGGAGTTCCAACTCCGTATTGAGCAATCATCTCTTTATTTTTACTGGCATCATGGTAAAGTAAAGCACCACCGAAGACCACTCTCCAAATACCATACACATGAGGTGTGTGCGGATCACCTTCTTTATCAGAATTCTGATGGTGTTTACGATGAATAGCTACCCACTGTTTAGTTACCATACCAGTAGTAAGCCATAACCAGAAACGCATGAAGTGTGCAACAACTGGATGAAAAGTTATTCCTCTGTGTGTCTGTCCTCTATGAAGATATAAAGTGACGCACACAATGGTAATGTGAGTCATAGCCAACAGATAGATTAACTCTATCACGCTGCTTTACCCCATACATCACCCCATGTGCCAGACAATGCACCTTTAGCATAATCAGTAACACGATTCTCAAAGAAGTTTCCGTGTACTGGTGCATTGATCATTTCTTCGACCCATGGAAGTGGATTCTTTTTAACTTTAAAGATACCTTTCATGCCAAGAGAGATTAGACGACGATCTGCAATGTAACGAATATATTTCTTAACATCTTCTGCAGATAGTTCACGCATGTCTGCACCTTGATAGCAAAGATCAATAAACTTGTCTTCTAACTCTACCATTTTCTCAGCGATTGTATATATCTTACCCTTTAATTCGTCATTCCAGATCTCAGGATTTTCTTTGATATACTCACGGAACAACTTAATCATAGACTCAGCATGGATTGTTTCATCGGCAATAGACCAAGTAACAATTTGACCCATACCCTTCATCATGCCTTGGCGAGGAAAATTAAGCAACATGATAAAAGAACTAAACAACTGCATGCCTTCAGTAAAGGCACTGAAAACAGCAATGTGCTCAGCAGTACTAGCGATAGTACCATTGCGACTAGAAAGTTCAAGTACATAGTCATGCTTATCTTTCATCTCTTGATATTCAAGGAATTGGTTGTAAGTAGATTCTGGTAATCCCAGTGTTTCGATTAGGTGAGAGTATGCAGCAATGTGTAATGCTTCACGAGCAGCAAAACCCATTAACATCATTCTTACTTCAGGTTGAGGGAAATGAGGCAGATAATTATTAACATAACCACCAGCAACATCAATGTCTCCTTGAGTGAAGAATCGGAAGATGTTCGTAAGAAAGGTTTTTTCTTCATTTGTTAATTTCTTTTTCCAGTCTTTAACATCCTCAGCCATTGGTACTTCTGAGTGCAGCCAGTGTGCTTGTTCATGTTTCAACCAAGCATCATATGCCCATGGATAGTTAAAAGGTTTAAATGAATCTCTTGTATCCGTTAATCTTGTTTTTGTTTTTGTAATCATTTTATCCCTCGCAAGCCAAACATTCGTTACCTTCGGCTAGATCGTGTAAGTTAATTTCTTTAATAATATCTCGTTCAATTCTCTTTGACACCTTATCTGCTTTTGCGATCTTATCACTACGGCAGTAGTACATAGTCTTCAATCCAGACTTCCATGCTTGGAAATGCACAGCATGAATATACTTGATGTGACTGTCTGGTCTAAAGAATACATTTAACGATTGTGCTTGATCAATATATTGTTGCCTGTCGGAAGCGTGTTGAATGACCCAACGCTGGTCAATTTCCATAGAAGTCTTGAAGACGTCTTTCTCCCAGTCTCCCAACCAATCCAAGTGCTGAACTGAACCATCATTCGCAATAATCGAACTCCATATTTCTTGGGCATCTGCCTTAGGGTTTGAATTAACATAATCAGTAACGACCTTATCAAGATACTTATTTTTATTTAAGTGAGAACCCGATAAAGTATCTTGGCGATAAGCATTGGCACGCAAAGGTTCAATAGAAGGACTAGTATTGCCCATGAGAATGGAAGAAGAAGCATTGGGAGCAATAGCCATAAGATGACTAAACCTATTCCCAGTACCCACTGCGTCAGGTGCTTCACCACGTTCCAATCCCAGTTCTTTATTAGCGACATCTAATTTCTCTCTTATAGTTTTAAAGATGTTTTTATTTCTACCAACTGCCAATGATGATTCCCATGGAAGATTATTCTTCTGTAGATATGCATGCCAACCTAACGCACCAATGCCGATACTTCTTTCACGAGTTGCTGAGTACTTTGCACGCTTAATTGAGGAAGGAGCATGATCAATAAAATACTGCAGAACATTGTCAAGCATTTCAGCAACATCACGTAGGAACTGCGGTTCATCTTTCCAATCATCATAATACTCCAAGTTCAAAGATGACAAACAACATACTGCTGTGCGTTTCTCATTTGTTGGTAGAATAATCTCAGAGCAAAGATTAGATTGATTAATCTTTAACCCAAGATCTTTTAACCATTGTGGCATTTGTCGATTTGATTCGTCAATAAAATGTAGATATGGTTCACCTGTCATCATACGCATCTCAAGAATGCGTTGCCATAATTCTTTTGCTGATACAGTTTCACGAACTTCATTGGAAGCAGGATCCACTAATTTCCAAGAGTCATCGAAGTCTGGATCAATCATACTCTGTTCAATGATTTCCATAAATGCATCTGGAATGTTAATCCCATGATGCATGTTTAGAGTACGCATGTTTTGATCGCCTGTCGGCTTGCGCATCTCTAGAAAGTTGATGATATCTGGATGATCAATAGACAGATAAGCAGCATAACTGCCCCTGCGAGTACGACCTTGCCTGTATGCCAAAGAACTTGCGTCATACATTTTGAGGTGAGGCATGACACCTGTAGATTTATCGTCTGCTGAACGAATACCAAAACCGATGCCAACACCACCGCCAAGCATAGACAACCAATTAGTTTCTGATAGATTATCAACTAAACCCTCCGCAGTATCTTCGATATAATTAAGGAAACATGATATAGGCAAACCACGCTTACTACGACCAAAAGATAAAATGGGAGTAGAATAAGACAACCAATGTTTGCTGCTGTATTCGTATAACCTTTGCGCATGTTCTGGATTGCTCCCAAATTTATTTGAGACAAAAGCAAACCTCTCTTGTGGGCTTACCTCGTCATCCTTCATATAACTTTCTTTTAATCTAATTCTACCTAATTCGTCAAACAAACTATCTCGGTTGTAGTCAACCTTTATGCCATGCACAATTTCCATTTATTGCCCCAATATTATTATAGTTTTACTAATTCATTTGCTAGAGGGAATACCTCAGCAATAACCTTTGCGCATTGTCGTGCGACTTCTTGGTGTTCCTTTTGTGTACCATTTGCCGATCGTAATTCAATGAAGTGGATCCACGATCTTAGTGTACCATTCATGTATAAACGAGAAACAGTTAGTCCTTCTGGGAGTACTGCTCTTGCTTGCTCTTTGGCAATACCATTTTCGATTGCCCAAGCATACGCTTCTTCAGCTTCTCTTATCACTCGCTTTTGTCTTTCTTCCCACCATGTTGCCAATGCTAGATTTGTATTCTCAACACTATTTTGACGATTCTTCGTATCTTGGAGTCGGGCTTCCCTTAGAACGAAAGATAAGTCTTTTGTTGGATCAGCATATCGCTGGCTAAATTCTTGGAACGAGAAAGAGCGGTGACGCAAGATTTGTCTTGCTATATCACGAGTAGTTTCAATTTCTAAACAAGCACTGACCATTTCTAGTGGTGACCAATGCTGATGTTTGATGAGATACTTAATTAACTTCTCTGATGTCTCTGTGTTGAGTTGGTTGTTGGGATTACTCACTCTTGCACAGAATGCAACTAACTCCTGTACATCTACTAAACCTTCTTGGAACATTTTCTCATCGGGTTTGCTATAACTAATCATCCTGACATTCATATTTTCTTCCATGTACCAAATTTCAATTTTGCTTCCATACCAAAGTAGGTGTTTGTATTTATGACATCGGTAATTTCATCGGCAGTCATTCCGCCATGTAAAATCATTTCATTCACATCTTTCTGTTCTATGTGTTCTGGAAACATACAGACAGAATAACCTAGATTGATATACTTCTCTAACTGTTTGACAATGTCTTTATTTCTTGGTTCATTGTCCATTACAATCGTTGCATTAGCAAGAATACTCCTAATAGTAGGGGTATCAAAACTTGCTCCTGAAACAGCCACTGCATTTGGTAGAAAAAGCGAGTCAATTGGTCCTTCGACCACAAGTATTCTTTTAGCATAATCAATCCTTTCAAGTCCATAAATCTTTTCCTGAGTCTCATCCACCTTGATGGTATAATACTTAGGCTCTTCATTTCCATACGCTCTAGCCTGATAAGCAAAACACTTACCAGCATTAGTAAAAAATGGAATAATCATCCTTGGATGTTCGTCTTGTATTGGCTCTTGGAATTTGGCAGTCACTGAGTTAGTGTATGCCTTAAACTTTGGAGCAAAGTACAGGAGACTCCATTTGTCCTTCGGAATCTTTCTTTTAACTACATACTGAACAGCAGGATGTGTCAGTGGTAGTTTATCTAGTCTTGAGAGAGATGAGAGAATATCATCTTCAAGTAAATTTTCTGGTTCTGTCTCAAGAACTACTTGAGTTTCAGAGATATCTTTGTGGTCATTGTATCTTGTTGCACCAGACTTATATCGTTCAAGCACATACTCATCATACAACTTTGTATCAACATACTTAATTAGATTACCGATGTTCGTGCCGTAACCACAGTTGTGACACTTCACAAATAGATCTGCCTTTGCACGATAGATGTAACCACGTGCTTTTAATTTATTGGATGTGCTATCCCCACAAACTGGACATGAATAGTTCCAGAGATAATCTTTCTTTTGTTTGAAGTTTCGCAAGCGAGACCCAAGTATTTGGGCATACTTTGCATCAATGTATAACATTACAAATCTCCACTAGTAGAGTACAATTATACCCTACTTATCATTACAAAACAAGTTTTATTTTATATACTTTACAATCTCGTTGATATGTCCGAGAATAAAACCTGCAACTGCAGCACCACCGATTACATACCACTTCCACTGCTCAAGTGCTGCAACTCTAGTGTTCATCTTTTCTAAATCTTGCACAACATCCTTTTTAATTTCAGCATGTTGGTCTTGAGAGATTTGAGCATTAGCTTGCATCTTATGTTCAATGCGAGTTTGCATATCGTCAATCTTATCAACGATTTCTCTATTGGATGTAGTAATACGAGAGTGCACTTCTTTAAGATCAGATTTCAACTCTTTGACATCCTCTTTTATAGTTTCTACTTGTGCTTCCAATTTAGCTAGTCTTTCTGTATCCATTTATTTTACACTCTCAAAAATGTCTCGTTGTGTTTTGTACCATTCAATCCAAGTATCAACTTTAATTTTACATTCATGATATTGTCCATAATTGTCCACTACGACTTTCAATACTTCACTCAACTTCTCAGTAGGTTTAGTTTTCTTCAAGTCAGGACACGCTTCCATTAGTTCAGTTGGAACAGATGGAAAATTTCTTTTAACTGGTGTGCTACATCCAGTTAATATTAATATTGTTAGAGCAACTAGAAGGGTTTTCATTTTTTCACTCCTGCTGCTTCATTTAGTATATCGACCGCTTCAGGTGCAACTTTACACTCAGAATCAATTTTAATTTCTACTTCTTTAATCTTTTCTTGTATCACTATTTGAGTTTGTTTTACTACTTTAACTCTATCAACATATACTTTTTGTATTTGGATATTTATTTCTTTAGATTTTGCTTCAGAAATTTTAATTTGTTTTTCTAATTCTGTTACTTTTGCTCTCCATAACATCTCAGTGGAGTAACTACCAAAAAAATAAATCCCTACAACAGTAAGGATAGTTCCAAATATTCTGGCGATTCCAGAATAAGGAATTAGTGGTGGGACAAATCTTGTAAGAAAACTAAGAGCATAGATTGCTATACCAGCAATCATAATACCAATGACTACAATATGAAGTAACGCATCAGGTACAAATGACAACATCCACATCTTAAACTCCTACAGGTTTCGGACGACGAATCATTCCTGCAATGGTGGATGCTTGACCAGCTTTGTATTTCTTAATTTCCTTTGGACCAATCTTTGGTTCATTGGTAGAAACTGCAGCACCAGTAACATTCGCTACTGCGCCATCTTCATCAAGAAACTTTTTAACAAGAATCTCTTCTTCAACAAGAGACACTCTATTATCCAACAGTTTCATGATATTGTCAAACTTTTCTTGGAGCATTGCAGTTGAACGACTGCCTGATTGGTATTGTTCTTTTACTAACCATAGTGCTGCAACCAATGATTTCATTTTACTTTCACCACCTGGAAGTCTATTGATAATCTTCTTAACATTGAAGACTAAACGATTGAGGTAAGTATAAGCGTCACGTTCTTTTGATGTCTGTAAAGTATTTGCTTTACGGATGTTCTTACCCTTAGCATCAATAATACCTAGTTTGAATGCGTCTGTGTTCTCAAAGTTAGTGACTAACATTTTGAGAATTCGATATGCAATTAAGTTGTCTACTATGCGACTCATTAAATTTTCCTAAGTGTTGATATAATGTTTTCATCTAAAACTATATCAGATAAAACAATATTCAATTCTGGTATCGTTTCTGGCATCCTATCGAGATACACTAAAAATGTAATTAGTGAATCCCAACAGGACTCGTCTATCTTATAAAACAACATTTGAGTTGCGTTTTCACCGAAAATATTATACAAAACTATAATATGATTTAGTATCAATCGCTCTCTTAACTCTCTATTGTTTTTATACCTTGAGAGTAATTTCTTAAGATATAAGAACTTCTTCAAATCCTCTTCAAATTCTTGCAGGCTATGACACTGAGGGTTATCATAATGATGCATTGCAAAAACTAAGAAGTTTGATTCATTTAACTTTTCTTTCACCTAACTTTTCACTTTCTAATAATAATTCAAAACGAAATGTTAAGCGACTGTTGCTCCGTAATTGCTTAAGATGCGCCACTTAGTATTCAAGAAAATCAAACGAACAGTATTACTAACACCAGTAAAAGTAATAGTTGTAAAACCAACAGGTGAAGATGGTGTTAAAACAGCACTTCCAGCATAGCCAATCATTGCTATTGTTTTCTCTTGTCCTTGAACACCATCACCTAATGATAGAGTTGCAGAACCAGTAGTTGTTACATACGTAACGGCTGCAGTTGTATTCACAACCAACGAACCAGAACCAGTTAATGCTTGTGGAGTAGATGATAAACGTAGATAACCATTAGTAATTGCTAGATTACCATAAACATCTAATTTTTCTGTTGGAGTTGAAGTACCTACACCAACTTTATCTGTACCTGCATCAGTATACAATAAATTGGCATCATTGTCACCAGCGATACGAGTATCTTGGTCAGCACCATTCGCATTGATTACAACTGGGGAGTTTAAGTTTGCTAAGAAATTAGCAACTGTCAGTTTCTTGTTTGAACCACCTTGTACGATGTTCAGTAAGTCTGCTGATGCAGCAGAGGTTGCTGCGGTTAATTCTGATATCTTTTGATCTGCCATTTGGCACTCCTATTAAAATGTAGATTGATGGGGTTTGTTACAACCCCATCTCGTTCTAGGTATTATTATTTATTATGCGTCTGGATATTGGATATCGTCAGCTTGGTCACCAGTGATTGAACCCATGGCAACTAAAACTTCAGTTTGAACACGACCAGCACGACCGCCAGTACCAACAATACGACGAGTCCAACCAGCATGTGCAGCACCACCAGATGTACCTTCACCTAGTGAAGCAGTAGCTGTTGCTTGATCTGCAGCGTTTTGGATTTCAAAGTACTGAGCATTATTACCAGTACCAGAAATATCGATAACTGTTTCAGTTGTATAAGTCAAACCAACCAAAGTACCAGCAGTAGTAACAATAGCAACACCAGCTTCAGTAGTTAGTGTGAAACCAGTTACGCTTGGAGAAGTACCAGTAACGGCAGAAACTTTATAAGTTGTGCCAGTTGCGTAGCCAGTAATAGTGCCAGTACCAGTATTTGTACCAGTGATAGTAACACGATCATTAGCAGCAAGAGTAGAAGCACCGCAAGTGAATTGACCACCAGTACCAGAAGTAGCAACAGTTGCTGCAAGAGTACCAGTAGTTGCTGCTGCCTTAACTTCGAACGCATTGGCAGTACGACCAGCAGTAGCAACATAATAAGATGTAGTAGAAGTTAAACCAGTGGCAGAAGCACCACCACCATTGTTATACTTAACTTCTTCATTGGCAACTAAGCCATGTGCAGTATAAGCAACAGTATCAGTAGCAATAGTAATTCCAGAAGTAGGAATAATACGAGCAGGTTTAGCAATGGCAACTGTCGGTACAGAAGTATAAGAAGAACCTACGTTAGTGACAGTGATTGCTGTAACTACACCACCAGCGATAGTTGCAGTAGCTGCAGCAGAAGAACCACCACCGCCAGAGAATGTTACTGCTGGAGCAGTACCAATGTAACGAGTTTTACCAGAAACAACTGCCACGTTAGTTACGTTGTCGCCACCTGCTTTAACTTCAGTAGTGTCAACACCGAATACTTTGTTAGAGTCGCCTAGATTAGGAACGCTATCTGTAGATCCGTGTGAAACGAATACTGGCTTCTCAGATAATGTGTAAGAAGTACCACCAGAAACAGTAGTAACTGTGCCGTTACCATTGTTTGCTCCCATGATTACTTTAGCCACAGTATCAGATGTGATTGAAACGATTTGGAAATCTACACCGCTTGCACGGATAGTATTACCAGTTTTTGCTTGTGTAGTGAAAGCAGTAGAAGTACCAGTTACCACACCTGTTGATGCGATAGCGATAGTTCCACTTGCTGTTTTAGAGTCTTTGTTGCCCCATAGTGCCATTTTGTGTCTCCTTAGATTTGGACTTTACTTTATTTATTCATTAGTTTTGAAGTGCCTGTAATCTTACGAGCACCAGATTTTGCCCCAGCTGGGCGACCACGACCACGCTTTTCAGCTGCTGGCTTCATTGGTTTATTATCATCAGCATCATCTGCTCCTTCTGGATCAGAGTAATTTGCTCCATAAGAATGCCCCTGAATTCTACGAACTGGTAGATCAGCCAATTTAATTTCCGTAATAAAATCTTTGTATGAAATCTTATTAGAGATTAAGTTACCTTCGTTATCGAAAGAATCTGTCAAACGATTTTTCTTTAGATTTTCTGGATCAGAAATAGTATCTTTACGCTTTAGGTCAGACATCTTTAATGGTGTATCACCTTTTGCTTTGCGTAGGTAAGCAGGAATGTCTACCTTTTGAACTGCTTCTGCTACTGGTTTCTTTGCATCTTTCCAGCCTTCAACAGTTTCAGAGCCAACACCCTTTGGATGTAGTTTAACAACTGCAGTTTTAATTTTTCCAGGTTTATCTTCTTTTTCTAAACCAGCATATTGTGCACCCTCATTCATCTCAGAGTACATATAGTCAGCTGCAGTTTGAATATAGTCAGTGGCAAGAGTAATCTTAGATTGAACCCATTCTGGCATATCAGTATCTGGTTTGAGCATATCTTTGATCATTTCAGCACATCGTGTTAGAGTTGCCAATTGATTTAGAGCCATGTCACCTTCGTAACCATACTCTTGTTCGTCTTTTGCTTCTTCTAAGTGACCAGCTTTTTTGGCTGCAGCCAAAACATCAGTACGATCTTTATATGAACCATTGAAAGTACCTTTTGCTAAATGCGGTTTATAGAGATTGTGATGTTGTGGTTTAATATGCTTTAATAAAGCAGCACCTGCTGGATGTAAATTGTCATTAAGTTCATCAATTTGTTCTACTTCTTCTGAATTCATGTTGTTGGCACGTGCTCTTGCAAGATTCTGTACCCCTGACATTTTCTGCATTGCTTGACCAGCGAGGTTTGCTGCTTTACCAGAACCTTGTTTTTTCTCAGTAGATTTTTTCCAATCACCTTCGTATTTGAAAGAGACCAGTTTACCTGATTTATCTTTTGTTGTTGTCATTTTATCTTCTTCAACCTGTTCAAATTCTTCAGCAAAGTTGACTTTGTATCGTTGTTGCAACAATGTTTGCAATGCCTTTACATTTTTGTTAGTATGAACTTGCACTGCACCATTTTCGTGCTTAACTTTTACAGTACGACTACCATCAGGATGCTTGTGACTAGAATCAAGTTTCCAACCCTCAACTTCTTCATTTGTCGGATGACCATTGATTGGTTTGTTTGCAGCTTTGTGCGCTTTGTTCTCAGGAGTACCTCTGATATACTTACGATCAGGTACTGGTGCTATTGGAGTTGGATCTGGAACATGATACTCGTCATCTTCTCGTTCTCTTTTACCAAAACCACCACCGCCATATGGATTACCATGGCTTCTACCAGAGTAACTTTGGTATCCTTCAGAGACACCATCTTTCTTCTTGTTAGTATCGTAGTAGGCACCAAGAGCCATTTTGATACGTTCTTTTTTAGACTTACCATCAAACTTTGGATTATCGCTATGAACAAAATCAGAGATGTAATCACCAGCCTTAGCATCTTTTGATAAAACTTCGTGGAGTGCATCTAGATCTTCTTGATCTAAATCGTCACCCATGTTTAGAGTTCTCATCTTATTGGCAATCAAAGCACCTCTGGCTTTACCAGACTTCATTAGATTGCTCAATTTTTGGCGAGCAACTGAACGATTGCTGAACGGATCTAACTTATTAAGTTTAGTCTTCATACGATGAATTTCGTCTAACTCTTCAGTTTCTTCTTTACGAAGAATCTTAAAATCTTGAGAGTCAAGTTCACCATTGTGGTTCTTGTCCAATTTCTTTTGTTTACCCTTCAACGCTTCCATGAATTGATTGTATTCCATTTTATTATCCTATTTTCTTCATACTAGCACGTAACATCCAACCGTGTTTTGCATGTGTATCTAGTCGATCTGCAATAAAGTTACATAAACCTTGTTTGTTTTCTCTTGTACCAAGAGCGAATACTCTATTTAGGCTTGCAATTACTTTATCGTTATCTGTAATTAGTGTTGAGAGCATATCGCTAATTAACTCTACACGAGTTTCGTTTTCGTCAATAGTTTTATAACGATATAATTCACCAAGACTGATTGGAGTATAATGATCTAACGCACGAATTTGTTCTGCAGTTGGATCTACTGAATTATAAATGTCGATATAAAGATCCCCAAAAAAATCATGATACTGAGAGAATTCAATACCCTCAATATTCCAGTGATAAGTATGGGTTTTAAAGTACATGAAGGTTTGATTTGCCATCAAGACTTTTAATGCTATTATTAATTCTTCCATTTTAACAGTTCCACTTTCTAAGTGCGAGTGCCTTACGACTTGGCTCGCCATTTGGTTTCTTCATTGGACCTTCCATACCACCCATTCGTGCACAGAAAGACTTACGACGATTTGATGCTTTACTTCCAGCTTTTAATTTAGATGGAGGAGTTGTCACTGGTGCTTGTAAATGTGCACCCTTAGCATTGTATGCATCACGACCCTTTTGGGTTAGTCCACCAGTAGATGACTTATGTCCTTTAGCATCAACTGCATACTCTAATAATTGTTCGTCAGTAAACTCTTCAAACTTTTCCCAAAGAACTTCTGGATCAATATTGTGTAACAATGCTAATTCTTCAACAACAGATTCAATTAGATCAAACTGTGCTTCAACTTCTTCATTCTTTGGTTTCTTACCAGCTTTTTTCATGGCAATGGCAATTGCTGCTTGTTGAGCCATGTTAGCAGCCTCATTTGTTTGAGATGCCTTCAATGCTGCATCAGTTGGAGCACCTTCGCTTCCAGGTGTGCGCATCTTTTCACCAGAACCAGCTTTGATTCGTTTTTGTTTGGCATGGATATTATCCCACAACCCACGCTTACCTTCTTTAATGCATGAACCTTCAGCACATGGTGTAGTTCCAGGTTTGCGCTTGTAACCTTTCCAACAGTTACAAGTTTCAGACAAATGGTCTGAGAAAGATTTAAAATACACTTGGCATACTCCCTTTAGTAACTTTACCATGAGACATTCTCGACTTCTCTACTTTACGAACACGAGAAACTAATTTTTGAGCAATGCGCCCAATAACATCTTTGCGTTTTGACATTACTTTTTCCATACGTTCTTTTTCACCAACGGAAATCTTAGAGTAATCACGACCACGTAGCATACGTTTCTTCATTAATTTAATGGCAAGACGACGTGCACGTTTATTAATAGTTGTTGGATTTGAGAAACGCTGTAATGCAATCCTAGTGGAGCGACCACGTTTTGCAGAAGTCTTGCGTAGACGAATCTTACCTCTCATACGTTCTGTACGAGAAAGAACTTCCATCAAATCATACTTTGATTCTTCTTGTAGTGGTGGAATCTCTTCACCAGTATCATCATAGACTAAAACAATTTCGTCTTCTTCATAGAGATCTTCAATGTCTTCGTCAGTAACAGAGTTTACCATCTCATCAATTTCTTGTTCAGTAAAATCTTCTTTGAAGAATGGATCGAATGGTTGATTGTAAGAAGTTTTATCTGTACCAACATCACATTCGCATTTAGGTTCACCACACTCTGGACAAACTTCTTTCTTTTTAGTTTCTTCATGTAGATCTGCACCAACAGTTTTATGCGGGGATCTTTTAACATGATCTACAAAGTTCTTAGCATCACTGTGCGATTTGAATTTGAAGAAAGCACCTTTATCTGAATGTCCATCGAATTCACCGCCATGTGTGTTAACACCAGACATTACATGCTCAACATCTTTATCATGAGGTTGTTCGCCATACTTGCTACCATCATCCACATGAACGATATGATTCTCTTCTAATTCTTCTTTGTATTGACCATGTTTCTTTAGATCATTATCGAATTGTTTGGTAGTTGCTTTGTTGATACCTTTGAAACGCTTGTCACCTTTAGCATAGTTACCAGAAGCATCCGCTGCTTTTGCAGATGCATGTGATGCTGTTTTATATCTTGCCAATAGATCAGTAGACAATTCATCAATTTGAATTTCTTCTTTAACAGTATCTTTTGTATTGTAATTATAGAATGTCATGAACCCTTTAGTTTTACCCTTTGGTTCTTTGTCATCTTTTTTAGCACCAGTATCTGATGTACTTACATCAAGTTTATCAGTACCATTTGGTTGGATAACACCTTCGTTCATTACTTTGTCTTCCATTGGTTGGACATCTTGAATCCATTTTGATACAAGTTTGCCAGATTCTTCTTTTAACAACAAATGATTTGAACCACGTTTTACAATAGTAAATTGCTCGCCATTTGATTCTACAATATCACCTTCGTTAAAAATCTCTCCACGAAAATATTGTTCACGTAGTTTATCTTTAACTAGAACAAGTTGCTCTTTAACTGGATCTAAACCTAAACCCATGCGCACATCGTTCATTAAACGACGACCATCAAGTTCACGAATAGTGCTTGGCAACTTCTTCTTAAATTCTTCGTACAATCCTTTAACTGCCAACTGCTTCATTTTAGCATAATTAGCGTCAGGATTCTTCTCGTTGATTGCAATAATTTCGGTGTTTTCTTTAACAAGTTTCTTGAGTCCAGCAACTTGTTCGCTTCCAGCAACAATTACAATCTTTTTGTATTTCTTTGATAGTTCTTCAAGGAGATTGCTAATCTTGGACTCGTTCACGGACTTGAACTTAGTCTTTGGGAACATTAACTTTAAGTAGTGTTCCTTTTTGTCTTCTTGAATAAGACTATCTTTAGTGGATGCGTAGATGACGTGGTCGGTATTCTTCTGTTCCGCCAGTCTATTGACAGTTTTAACCAACAACTCATGTGCGGTAGTTGGAGGATCAAAATCTCCAAGTGCACATACCAATGTAGTTGAGGGTAATTCTTTTATTAGTTGTCTATAATCTTTCATACGATCCATCTATAAAGTAGTACATACTTATTTAGGAGTTTGTATCCTTACATAGTGGATATTAGAGCCTGTGCTGCAGCAACGATCCAACGACAGGCGATTTCGTCTGAGGCTAGTTCCTGCTGAGCACGAATATCAGCGATTTCTTGTAGTAGGAATCCGTATTCTTCGGAGGTTAGTTCTCCATTAGAGTAGTTTTCATGGATTACTAGAAGTTCGTTTGCCAATGCTGCTGCTGGACCACCAAGTCCAGCCTGTTCTCTTAATTCATTGAGGATACTCATTTTCTACCTTTCCAAGCATCGATGGTAACATCGACTCTTGTTCTATTAAGTTTAACAATGCTTTCGCAGAATGTATTGCTCTTACTATCTTTTGCTTTCTTTAATGCTTCTTCCATTTTTCCAAATGAATCGGATTGTGGATCACCACGTTCTGTAGAGTAAACCTTAAGAGTTTCTACTTTATCTAATACTGGTTGCCAGTTAGATTTGTCTTCACAACTAATTTTACTTAGTCCTACCTTAACATCGATTGCCTGACCAAACATAACTGGATCATGTGGCTTAGGAAAGATTACTGCACAACCAGATAATGCTACTGCTAAAACTAAAATTAGTTTCTTCATTTCATAGCCTTTCTAAGATCGTTGTATAATTCATCTTTGTGTTCTGGTTTCATCTGTGAAGATAGATGTTTGTGGAATTCTTCTTTCTTACCAGATGATGCTAGTTCTCTTAACTTAGTTCCAGATACACCTTCAACACCTTTGGCATTTTCGTCTCGTTTACCAGCGTTCTCAAAAGAAATATCTTTAAAGTTGTAGTAACCATGAGCACCCTTAACTCCATTATACTTCTTGAGTAACTCTGCCATTGGAGCACGATCTGAGCCACCAGCAAAGTGTAAATGCGTCACACCTTGTTTATGTAACTCAGACGCTTGATGCAATAGAGTTGGTTTATCTTTATCTGCAACTACAACATTAGTTCCAGGGAATGCATTCTTAGCATGCTTTAGTTTTTGTTCTGGACTTAGAGGATTCTTACCATCTTTTGTATCATGTGACCCAGATAAAACTAGAGTATGATCACCACCAAATTTCTTGGCAGTATCGTGCATATGTTGAACAAGTTTTTCATGACCAGCAGTTGGAGGATTCATACGACCAAATGCCATTGTGTGATGAACTTCTTCTGTTTTTGGTTCACCACGATTCTTTAATAGATTTTGTTTTGCAAAGACTTTACGATTAACTAACTTGGTTGGCTCTGTCACACCATTGTGAGTGTGATTGTATACGAAACCCTCTGGCTTCGAAGCAACACCACCGATGGCATGAGCATAACCACCTTCATTTGATTCTAAACTATTAACTAATTCATTCTTAGCATTCTGTAGATGACCATGCATCTTTAACAGATTATCATAGTGTTCTTTGTTCTTTTCAATATGTTTTAACTGTTTGTCAGCATCAGCAATAATCTCTTGCTTTTTAGCAGGTGTTTTAATCTTGTCGAACTTTTTCTTTAATTGACTAGAAACATGATTAGAGAAACCTTCAGTGGAAGGTGTTTCACCAGTACGAACTGTTTGATTGATGTAGGTTGCTAGGTGTCCTGCTTCACCACTATGTTCTGGATGAATCGCTTTATACATCTTATCGCCATGTTCAGTATGAATGGCTTTGGCTTTACCCATCTCATCCAAGAATCTATCTTGTGCTTCTTTTGGATGGTGAACTAAACTTGTATCATAACTAGCAGTGTGATGGAAAACATCTGGATCATTACCGAAATCGCTTTCAGAAACATTACCAGTAGCATGCATATTTGCAAGGTTAGTTCCTTCATATTTTGTATGAGTAACTACACCAACTTTAGCCTTGCTAATCGCTTCTGCTTTTTTACCACGAGCACTATATGTAATAGTATTTGGTGTAAAGGATACAGTTCCGTCTTTGTTATTTTTAACATCAGGTTTAGTGAACATCATGTCACCTTGGAAAACTCCCTTCTTTGGAGCAATCTTTGGTAAATGTTGTAAACCTGCTTTTAGTTTTTCTACAAGACCTGGAGCATGTCCATGATTCTTTTCAACATCTTCAGGTGTATAATTTAACTTTGGATTTTTATTAAAGGCAGACTTTGAAGCAACAAAGAATTTACCATTTTCTGGATTAGTTCCATAAACAATAGATGGTGAACCATCATACTTCATTGTCAATTTGTTTGATTGAGTTCTTTGGTTGATCTGATGATTAACACCATGAAGTGCATTGTAAGCATGATTGAATCCATCGGCTCCATGGAACAATGGGCGATCTTCAGCGTGAGTAATATGTTTGAGTTTTGCACCTTCTTCTGGTGCAGCCTCAATTAAAAAGTTCTTGAATCCTAGTATCATATTACTATTATACCTTAATTTGCAATATTTGTCAAACAATAACCCTACAGACTTGAGGGGATTAGTGCTGTTTGTTTACGAGACTTAGAGAGCCAACTGTGTTCTGCATTGGACCAGAGTTGGACTTAGTCGTTAGTTGAGCCACATTAAATGTTTTACCATGGTTTTTATGTCCAGGTTTATTTAATTTACCCTTGATATAAGTCGTCTGTCCATCTCCACCCTCAACACTTAAATTAGTAAAATTGTTCAAGTGTTTCTGGGCATATGTATGCTGGTCATTAACTTCTGGAACATGACTTCCATCTGACATTTCTCTTGCATGAACGATTGAATGTTCAAAAGTTGTTTGTGGTGAAATTAATCCATTAAGAGTATTTCTCAATTCGGAATCATCATGAGTTCCATCAGGATTAACTTTAACCTTTTTCTTAAGCCCTTCAGCAATAGAAGCAGCAACTCGTTTTCTTGCTTCTTGTCCAGAAGAAACAGCTGCTTGTGTTCTATGGGCAACTGTATCCATGAATTCTTTTCTATCTTTATCAGATTTTAAACTATCATGTGCTTGTAAGAATGTAGTTGAGTGCTCATGCATTTTCTTTTCGTCAGCATTAAGTTTCTCACCACTTTTAAGTTTCGCTTCTAACTCTGCGTGTTGAGCACGAACTCCAGGAATTCCCTTTCCAGGTTCATTGCTGGTTGCCATCTGTTCAATCTTCCATTGTGCATGGCGATCATCACGACTCTTTGGGCTATACCCAATTGCTTGCATATGGTCATCATGAGGTTTCATTAATGAAGCAAAGTGACCAGATTCATTTCCAGTAATCTTTTCTAGTGAGTCAAGTCCTGGATTATTTAAGTTTGGATCGTGCTTACCGATCTTAGCAGAGATGCCATGCCAACGAACATGGTTACCATCTTTATCTACAATCTGGACCATCACATCAGCGTTTGATTTTGGATCGTGAACACCAGTTGTTTTGAAATGATCTCCGTTTACCTTTTCACCTTTTTTGTTTATTTTGTCTGCGTTTGAAGTCCAATAAACTTTACCAACTTTCTCACCTTCAGCAAGATATTTCTTTCTCCAAGCATCGGCAGAATCAGATGCAGCCTTGTCAACTCGTGCTGCTTTATCTTTATCCATTCTACCAAGAATGTTTTTCTGAACATCTTCTGGGGATCCGTTGTGTGCTGCATCTTCTTTACCGTATGAACGATGGTGTTCTGGAAGATGTTTTTCTTCTTCCTTCTCACTTGATAAGTGATGAGCAAGTCTCAACTCATTGAGTTTACCCATATCATCGTTCTCAGAAACTTTCTTAACTTCTATAAGAAATTCTTCGTAAATTGATTGTAGGAGTGAAGTTGGTTTAACAACTTCAGTTAAGAATGATTTAAAATTTAACATATTAGTTTACCGTACCAAATAATTTTTCGAAATGTCCAGGTATATCTAGCGACCATGGTGAAGCGACTAACATTTTACCGTCCAGTCTTCCCTGCGCACGAATATTTCCTGTGGCTACTTGCTCTCTTGTTTTACCGTCCATTTTAGAACCACCTCTACCGAGTCTTAGTTCTACTTGCATTGATACACGCAATTGTGGCACTGGTAAATTTAATGGATTGGTATACAAGTAATATAAACCTGCACCACCAATCTGAATATAATAACAGTTCTTCTTTTTATAATGTGCATGAAGAAATGAACTATCAACTGCTACTTTACCATTGAGAGGGACTAATAATCTTTCTCTTGTTAGTTCTTCCCAAACATGTTTTGTGGACTTTAATGGAAGTCCTCGAATACCTGCTGCAATTGCTGGAGGATTCTTTTCTTTTGAATATTCCAATAACGCATCCAGATGTTTCTTCTTTGTATCCAGAATACTTACAATCTTTTTATCTAACTCTGGATCAATCTCAGTCTTTGCTGAGACTTCAAACTTTCCAGAAGCCATATCGTAATTGTAAGATCCACCACCCATCTGGGCAGTTCTGTCTTGTTTGATTTCTATATTGATTATCGCATTGTTGGATTTGCGAATAAGGACGAGGTCTGGTTCTGCAGCAGAAAATGCAGCAGTACCTCCTGGTTTGATTTTCAAGTCGGTGTTGAGGATCTGTTCGGAAATGACTCCCAGAACTTTGTTCTCATACTCTACACCACCTGTGCCAACTGACATTCAAACTCCCTATTAATATAGAAACTATCTATATTATTTAGGACGACGAGATGCTCGGATAGTTCTTTGGTATTTACGATCCCACTTGGCGATCTGCTGCATCAACTTAGGAATTGCAGCGTTATTACGGTAATCGTAATTGAATGCTTTGAGGATGTAGTTAAGAGTGGAAGAATCTTTAGAGTACTTTGCTCTAGTGATTAGTTCTTCTGTGGAGATGGTTGGTTTGTAGATTTTGAAATCAAGTAACACACAGTGGGCATATGCCTGAATTTCATCGAACTCGGAAAGATATCTTCTCTCAATGTTCTTTTTTTCATGGTTTACTTTCTTGTAAGGAACGATGTAGTTTGACCACTCGTCTCCTCTTCTGTCGAACTGCATGAAGTGTATTAACTCATGCATGTGTGTCTGTAGTATGCGGTACTTAAACTTATTCCATGTAGTTTCAGTGAATGGAAACCTATCGAAATTAGTTGTATATATCTGGATGCAACACTGTCTTTCATCTGGTCCATATTCACCACCGACAGCTACATAACTATCGTAGAGTTTTGCTTTGGATTTTTGTGGAAGGAACTCGACTTTAGTTCTCCACTTTTTGAAGTAGTTTGAAAGACCCTTACTATCATTGCGATAGTTGTCTAGGTCTTTCCACACTTTTGATGGTATATATTTCGCTCTGAATGGTCGCTCGTAAAAGTTGAGCAAGTCCATCCAATCGTAATTAGCGTTTTCTAGGAATTCAAAATTGCATGACATTTTACATCCCAGAAAGGCATTTTACATCTTGAAATTACCTTCCAAGAATGCGAGTACCTTTCCCTGCTCCTCCAAGTTAGTGTTACTAAACTCAGTAATATAAGGCATCAGTTCAAAGTTTGATAGTAGATTACTATATTTAGTCGCACGACCTTTTAGGAAAGTCTCAGACTGGTCGGATCCTCGCTCGATGTAGCGTTCTTTTAGCGTGGAATCAGGTACTTTAAGATAAACCACTTGTAAATCAATACCTTGCATATTCATAGAAAACTCTAGGAAAGACTGGTTGAAAATTCGATCTCCTTCAAAGAGAATATTGGAGGTAGTTTCCTTAACGAACTCTTGTGCCACTGGCTGGACTGCCATTGATAGGCGATCTGTTCCAGCGAAGGTTTCACCATCCTCGTACTTACCTAGAATGTATAAGTCTAGGTCTTTACAATAGAGTGCAGGAAGCATTTTCTTTGGTTCGACTCTTTCCCAAGTCTTACCTTCCATGAACTTACGGAATAGAGTAGTCTTACCAGTTCCAGGTTGTCCACCAACAGCGATAATCTTACGCATTGCGAGCCTCATTAATTAGATCCTTTAATTCGCCTTCAGTGAACACCCATACTCTTCCAAGAAAGTGATGAGTGTCGCTATCAACATTATGTTTCTTTGTGAATGTTGCTTTCTTAATTATATCTCTTGCAAGATTCTTAGACAAGTTTTCTTTAATCTCATCTGCATAAGTTGGAACAGTTTCTCTTAATTTGGCTAACTCGAACTCTGCAACCTTATGCTCAACTGTAATCTTATTAAACGAATGTGTATCAAGAAAGTCTTCCATATCGAATCCACCAAATGCAAGTGCACTAGATCCAACTGCGGTATTATACATACCAGTAGTATTAGAAGAAACTGTAATAGTTCCAACTCCAAGATTTCCATTACTGTCAAGTGTCATCGTACTCATGTAAACATCTCCAATCCATTTAATATAGGTTCTTCATCATCAAACATCCAATCCATATTCTGCATTCCACCAGTGCTAAGGAAAGATGTAAATTTCTCTTTATCAATACCATGTCTATGGTCTAATCTAAAATCAATTGTTTCTTCTCTTGATTGCCATAGAACATTCCAATCAATACCATACCAACCATCTTTCTCGCACTGCATAATTTCTTCTGCTTGTCTATCAAGATAGTAACCAAGATACCTTCCATGACTCTTTCTGAAAATCTTTTTGAAAGAACATAGGCAGGTTTCCATGGTAAAGTAATCTATTTGTGAGTCCAGTTCTGGGAATCTTTCTTTCGTCTCAACGAGAATGTCCCTCGCTTGTGCTTCCAGATTTGAATAATCGACTCCAGTGAGTTTTCTGTCCATATCGTCATCTTTCCCAATGGCGAGAAGTAATCCATTACGATGAGAGCGAGACCCATCATAATCATCAAGCATGAGGCTAGTAGGAGTGATATGGACACCAGCAGTATGCTTAAGATGCTGAAGATAAAACCAAGTGGAATAACGACCAAACTTATGCAACCCAGACTTAATGCCTGTCCACAGATTATTAAAGTTCTCTTCCTCAGATTGTCCATAGTATTCTTTCAGTTTTTCTCGTTGTGTTTTATTACCAATGAATTGCTGATAAGAAGCAAACATCGCAGGGAGATGTCCTTTGTTCCACTTTGTATCAGTCTGATATCTTAATCGTTTATAGTTGGCAGTGTTCCATTGAGTAATACGATCAACTGTTGCCAACTCAAAGTCAGGAAACTCATTCATGAGAATCCAAGCAGTTGGAAGATAGTATGTATTACCATACAACCAACACAACCATAACTTCTGCTCATCATTATGCTCATATCGTTTGTTAAGATAGTTCGTTGCCCATACTGCTGGATCACAATCATCATACTTCAATGACCATGCATACCAACGAATGAACGCTTCCCTACGATTTTGTTCTAGTCTATAATCCATTATAATAAAAACTCTTCAAGTGAAGGTTGTTCCATTAGTGCTTCTCTCAACCATGCCTTACCAACTGCATCAATTGCTGCTTGACTTTTTGCTCTTTTCTTTTCACCCCATTTATAGGATTCTAATCCTTCAGCACGAAATTGATCTCTTGCTTTGTATGGTGGCAGTGCTTGAAGTGGGCTGACAATAGCATTATTACGATAGTCTATTTGTTCCACTCTCGTAGGAAATAATGGTTGGTCAGATCTAAGAGAGCCAGTTGGATCGACTGCCCAGAAGATGAGACCATTTTTATTGTGCCATGTAACGGAAGATGGAGTGCATGACATTTTAAGTCGTTGGGTTTTGCGTTCTCCGACTGCATATTTGATCCATTCATCCCAGCATTTACTTGCATAACCATTTCCTTCTTGTCCTTCAAGTGTAACTATCTCATATAGATTCGCATAACCATCACGATTGAATGTCGCAAAGATTAGCGAAACAACATCACCATTTACTTCAAGAGCCAGTGGTGGTGCTTTATCATAATTGTGGAAACGATACCACAATGAATGTGCAGCCGATAAGAATTTGGTATTCTTACCAGCTGGACTATTTTTAATTAACTCTTCAACTCTTGTTGAATTAACAAAGTTCATATTGTAAGTCCACCGCATCTTCAATGACTTCTTTTTCAATTGTCATTGCGAGTTGGTCATCAAATGTAATGTAATGATTCATCAAAGTGTTAATCGGAAATCCTGGAACTTCTGCTCGTTTTGGAACATCAGCAGTAGAAGTAATTATACATCCATTTGAGATATTTGTCAAGTATAATGGACGCTTACCATTGCGATAGAATCTAATAACTTTATCAACATGTAATTCAATAACTGCAAGACTTGAATCTTTCCAGCGAATCAATGGACTGATGCAATCCTCTGCTGTATGTAAAATCAATTCAGTATCGTTTTTAGTTTCACAATCATAACCATAGAGTTCTTTCCACTTCTCAGGTAACTCTTGAGTGATAACTCCATTGTGAACTACTGAAAGATTCTCGTTGGCAATTGGTTGATTGAATTCTAAATCGCTAGTGCTATAACGACAGTGACCAATTAAATAAAGACTACCATCTTCATTCACATAACTTGGAAAGTTGAATGGGAATTCATCGGCAGGAACTGGTCGCTTCTCAGTGATAATCTTTCCATGCTTAACATAGGAGATTCCAGTAGCGTGCATCCCTCGAATCTTAGATTCAAGGAACACACGATGAAGCATTAAGAAATCCTCTGCACGAGGTTCTTTAATAATCGCACCAATCACTGAACACATTAGAAGAATCCTTCAAGTGAATTTGCCTTTTGTGATTCTGGGTGATACTTCATTAGTATATCATTACCAAGTTTACTCTCAAGGTATTCATACCATTCTTCTGATTCCCACATAGAAGAACTAACACCATTCCAAAGATGTCGTTGAGAACCATCTTCATATTTTTGGTCTGGATGTTCTTTGTTAAGTCTGCGGTGTTCAACAAAGTCATAACGACAATCTTCGTATTGTTTTGAACCCAACTCAAGCATCTTCTCACGGAAGTAAACAACTAATGAGATTCGCTCTGCTTCTTCATCGAGCAATTGAATCTGAGTATTGCCATGCATCACTTCATGATTGTTAATGAGTAGCAAATCTCCAGGTCTTGGATTAACAGCAACACGATACTCTGGTGCAACCAAATAACAACCTGTATAGTTACCATTGTTTGTTAGAGTCAATAGATTGGATAGACCAGCAGTAAAGTCACCTGCATCGTAGTGACAAGCAGTTCTGAAAGACTTATTAACAGTAACAGTAGTGAATGGAGTTTCTGGAACTAAGAATGCAGGATCCAGTTTCTTTGCTGCTTCCATTTGATTGTTGTATCTCCATGGCAACAAGTCTTTGAAACCCTGCGCAAGTTGTTGCAAGAATGGATATGCCATGGCAAACTTTGCTGGTTCACGAGCAGTATAAGATGTTGCACGACCATAAGGAATGCGAGGATAACGATCGAACCAACCAGCAATACCAGACATAACACCATTGGCATAGGTAGTTGCGCAGACATATGCTTTTTCTACTCGTCTTGCTTCGATAACCATATCAGATGCATCTAATTTACGAACTTTCTCAACCCACTCATTGAAAACAAATTTATCTTTCTTAACTGCTTGGATACCCCAAACATTATTTCTGGTAGATGGTTTATCAGTCTTACCTTCATGCTTGGCTTTAATAACATCAATTGGATCTCCGTCCAGTGATGCCTTTGGATTCAAGAAGTAATCAATAATTTCTGATTCATATTCAGTGACCCACTCACGATTACCCAACTTCTCTGCTCTTGGACCTGCAGCCATACCTCTATTCTGAGTTTCGGTTGCTGCTTCACGAAGTCCAATGTATGCTTGATCTTGTTGTTCTTTTGTAAAGTAATTCTTACGGAACTTCAAAACGATTCTCTCTTCAGAGTATGTCATCTCTGGATGTCCAGGAATTTCTGGCATATAAACATCACAGTCCTCTTCAATGAGGAAATCATAATGTGACTCATCTGGAAATTGTCCCATCATGTGAGACATATCATGTTTTTGTTTTGCTACGATTACCTTAGTCATATTCTCTCCTAAAACTTAAATCCGTCAAACGATTCTGCTTTTTGTCTGCGACCAAAATTACTTTTATCAAACATTGGTTCATCGTCATCGTGCTTTCCTGAATCACTTAGCGTTTGTGCCGATGCTTCTACATCATACAGTTTCATCTTTGCTCTATCAACCCCAATAACAAATCTCTTATAGAATCCTGGATCGTTATAGCGATTCTTCAACTGTTTAACAATAATCTGATTCAATCCTTCCAACTCTTCATTGCTGACCAAAGCAAACATAAAGTCAGCTGTCGCTGGCAAACCAAAAGATTCAGAGGTATCTTCAAGTCCTGGATCCGAGTTTGTGAATCCAGAACGAGTCGTTTGAGTGGCTGATACAATGGGAACATTATACTCAACTGCCAATCCTCTTAACTCTTCTGCAATGCTCTTAATATATGTATAAGAGTTAATACTTCCACCTTGTTTCATTCGTTGACTCGCACAAATATTGAGATAGTCAATGAAGATAATATCAGGTTTGAATTCTCGTTTCAACTTTAGTTCTTCCAGCAAAGCACGGAAGTGACCAGAGTGGGCACCAGCAGTTGGGTATTCTTTGACAATTAGTTTACCTTTAGTTTTAGCCGTAATCTTAGCAATACGACTTTCATAGATATCCCTGTCAATAACTTTTAGTTCATCCATGGTTAGGTTAAGAAGATTCGCATCAATCCTTTCAGCGATACGCTCTTCTGCCATTTCCATAGTTATGTATAAGACATTTTTACCTTGAGTTAGGCAACCTGCACCCACGTGACACATAAACAAAGACTTACCAACACCAGTGCCAGCAAGACAAATATTAAGTGTTTTCTTTGATAGTCCACCCTTAGTGATTTTATTGAACATGTCAAGGTCGAATGCAACCTTCTCTTCCACCCTATGATAAAAATCATACCTCTCATTGTGGTCATCAAGATAGTCATGCCCAATATGATTATCAAATGAAACGGCAAGAGCATCAGAAAGAATAGAAGGGATCGCATCTTGCGTATGTTGCTTGTCGTTGCCGTCAATGATTCTGATTGCCGAGAGAACTCCATTATAAATTGCCCTATCTTTACAAAACTTTTCAGTATGTTCTAACATCCAGTCTTCATTGACTGGTTCCTGACTCAATGTGCCGATAAAGTCGCCAAGTTCAGATAACTCTTTATCGTTGAGATCTTTCCTGTTGCTAATTTCAATCTGTAGGATTTCTTTGGATGCTGGTTTGTTATACTTCGTGAAGAAAGAAACAATCTCGTCTGCCAAGATTACTTCTTTGCGCTCTGCAAAATATTCTTTCTTGATAAATGGGATTACTTTACGACAATAGTTCTCATCAAATATCAGATTGCTCAGAATCTTTTGTTCTATTCGCATCAATTTCTGTTCCGCCTGTATATGTTAAATTGTTTTCTTGGATGCCTTCATGAAGCAATTCTTCCAAGATTTTACCAATGTATTCTTCAAATGGTTTCTTATTGGTGAAACCCTTTCCACCATCATCAAGAATTTCATAATCAAATTTTAGATGAATGGTTGAGTCGATTTCATCTTCTTCAAACTCAACCTTACCATAAGCATATATTATACCCTGCCATGGCTCTTCTGTCAACTTTATCGCATCAAGTCCACTATATTTGGACTCCACTACAACATAAGGTTTACTCATCGAACTCTAATTCCTCTAATGCTTTATCAAGATCATCTTCTTGCATCATTTGTCCACCTTGACCAATTGAATATTTGTTCTTTACAAAATCATAGAATGATTTGCTTGTAAGAATTGACAACCAAAAGTCTTTATCATCAGTTTCTTTGACACGATATTTCTTGGTTTCTACTTCTCCAGTATCTGGATCACATTTGGAATACCAACCATTGGTGGGTTTAACCACATGCTTGGATTCAAGAGCAAGATCCAACAAACCGCTCCACTTACTAAGACCACCATCAAAAGATACGCTAACAGGTATCTTAGATTTTTCTTTAACATAACGACTCTTCTCTACGTTAATAATAAAATTGTATCCTACGATTTCAGTACCTTCTTTTTCTTGCTGGCGACCAAGAATGTAAACATTATCTGCTGAATACATTGCACCAGTACCACCACCAACGATTGCTTTCGGGAACATACCAATTTCCATGTAGGTATGGTTCACTACAACCAGTGGAATGTCTTTAAGGTTCAAGTGTGGGGTTACCATACGGAACAATGACTTCATCTGTTTTGCTCTTGACATATCTGCAACAGACTTACCTTCCATGGCATCTTCTACTTCTTTCTTAGAAGCAAGATTACCAATAGAGTCAATAACAATAATTAGGTGGTCACCACGATCTACATTGGACAACTGTTGCATAATATCGAACTTCAATTGCTCAACATCAGTGAGTGGAGTATGAACAACACGCTTTGTATCAATACCAAATGTATCGAAGTAAGACTGCGGAGTACCGAACTCTGAGTCATAGAATAATAATGCTGCATCTTCATACTTGTCCATATAGGACTTAGCCATTAACAATGAGAACGCAGTCTTAAAGTGTTTGCTTGGACCAGCCCACATTGTAATACCTGGAGTTAATCCACCATCAAGACGACCAGATAAAGCCACATTGATGATTGGAACAGAAGTAGGAATCATATCCTTCTTCTTAAAGAACTTTGATTCAGATAGAATCGCAGAGTCTTTGATAGTTGTGTTCTTTTTAATTTTGTCTAGTATGCTTGCCATATTAACCTTTCAGGAATTCTAACAGTTTCTCTTCAGTAAGTAAACCAACATTTCGTTTAATTTCTTGATCTTTATCATCGACTAAAACAATAGTTGGAACAGATCGAATTTTATATTCTTGTGTCATCATCATTTCATTATCAATGTCGTATTCTTCGATTGGAATTTCAATCTTGTCTTTAGCACCATTGATAACCATTGTAAGTCCTTTGCAGGGACCACACCACTCAGCATAAAATTTTAGTAACTTCATTTATATCTCCTATTATACATTAACTTTTGTTGCAAGGCAACTATGGATTGTTCTTGGAATGTGGGACATCAAAGACGAATGTAATCCTTACAATATCTCCAACATTCTTAGTTCCATGCTCTAACTTATTGTTAAACCAAAGTAAAGTTCCAGGTTCAACTCTTACAGTTTCATCTCCAACTGTATAGTCGTATGTTCCTTGTATTGAAAGATGATACCTGTCTCTTGTTTGATAATAACTACCGATGTCAATATGTTTTCCAACTCCACCACTTACTGGTAGCGATAAGAATCCACATCGACTAAACTTTTTAAAATTGCGTTTAAGAAAACCTACAATTTCTGTGTGATGATTTATGGCAGGAGTTGCGATACAAATCTCTGTATCTCCAACATATTGAGATTCATCCTCAACACCACCCATTACAATCTGTAAAACTCCTGCTTCAACTTCAGGAAATCCACGATCCAACATAGACTGTGCACCATCAATTGTAGTTTGAACTCCCCAATCTTGAGGATACTGTTGCAGTTGTTTTAGAATCTTTGATACATTGATTCCAGTTTTGATGATACGTATATTATCCAAAGAAATCTTCCAGTGAACTTTCTTCTTGAGTCTTCCAACCTAGTGGTTCAATA